GAAAGACAAAGAATTAGCTGATTGGAAGTCTAAAGTTAAAACAATTAATGTGGACAATTCAATACTATCATTTGCATCAAAAAATAGTGCTATTGCACCTGACCAAGTAGTATCTCTGCTTAAATCAGAAATAAATTATAATGATGATGGAACAGTAGAAATACTTGATAACAATAAAAATATTCGTTATAACAAAAAAGGGGAACGATTAACTATTGAAGATCGAGTTATAGAGTTTTTAGATGCTAACCCACATTTCCGAAAAGGGTCATTGTCAGGTTCAGGTAGCCTGAATAGTGTTGAGGGAAAAGCTGTCAAACCTTTCAATATCAGCGATTTAGATATGAGCAAAGCAGAAGATCGTAAGAAGTATGCAGAATATCGCAAACAAAGAGACTCTGCTCCTGTTCAGATTAATTTAACAAATAAATAATATAAGGAAAACAAACAATGGCAAACGAAAGCACATCGTCAACACTCTCGGAACTATATACTGAGATTGTTGCAGAAGCATTATTCGTAGCATCAGAGCAATCAACAATGAGACCTCTAGTACGAAACTATGCTATAACAGGTGGTGGAAAGTCAGTTGAAGTTCCAATTTACTCTGCTGTTTCGGCGGCGGCTGTATCGGAAGCATCTGATTTATCTAACACAGCTATCAACCCATCTTCTGTAACTATTACAGCAAGTGAAGTTGGTATAATGACAACTCTTACAGATTTAGCAAGAAACTCAGCACCAAGAAATGTTGCTGGAGATATTGGTAGATTATTTGGAGAAGCAATCGCAAAAAAAATTGACACAGATTTAACTGCGTTATTTGATGGTTTCTCACAAGAAGTAAATGATGGAACAGCAGTATTAAGTGCATCTAACATTTTTAATGCAGTAGCGATACTTAGAAAAAATGCAGTTCCAATGTCAGACCTAGCTGGTGTATTTCATCCTTTAAATGCGTTTGACCTAAAGAGTGGTTTAACAAACACATTTGTTGGTAGAGATACTGAAAAATCTAATGAAGCTTTAAACACAGGCTTTGTTGGTAATGTTGCTGGTGTTCCAATATTTGAAACTTCAAATATTGCTGATACATCAGGCAATAATCCAGGCACTACAGGAGACTACAAAGGTGCAGTATTCCATAGAGACGCTTTAGCGTTAGCTATGATGCAAGACCTAAAAATCGAAACTCAAAGAGATGCGTCTCTAAGAGCAGACGAGATTGTGGCAACTGCTGTATATGGTACAGGAGAACTAAACGATACTTATGGTGTAGAATTGAATGTAGATTCATCTATCCAATAATCGTAATTTTGTCAGGGGGAGCAATCTCCCTGACATTAACTAGGAGAACTTATGAATATAAGATTAACAAATGGTACAAAAACAATAACAAGAGCAAAAGATCAATATGAAGCAAATAAAAAACATTTTGAAATGAGAGGTTTTGTTCCTGTTGGAGAAGTAAAAAAAGAAATTAAAAAAGCGACAGTAAAAGACATTTCTGATAAAGTAGTACAATTAAAACCAAAGAGAAAAAAAAATGTTAAGAAAACTAAGAAAAAAAATTAAGAAGTTTATTAATTGGTTTATAGGTAAATGCTATGGCTAATTATACAGGTGCAAATGTAATAACTGCAAGTGATGTAACTAAATATCAACCTGATGCTTTTGGTTTTGGTATTGCATCAACTGATACTGAAGCAGTTAATTTTTTTGCACAGACAACTAATGATATTTTAAGACAGCTTAGAGTAGAGTGGTGGCAAACATACAAAGCTAATATTTTTACAGATATTACTATTTTAAATACTGCCGAAATGGTTGACACAAAAGTTAATTTAGATCAGTTTGAAAGGGCTGGTGTATATTTATTTCTTGGTAGATTCCTTTGCCCAGCACTAACTAAATTTAGACCTGAAACTGAAAAAGATAGATTTGAAAGAATGGGCGAGTTTTATATGTCAGAATATAACAAAGAATGGAGAACAATCTTAGAAGATGGTGTCGAATACGATGAGACAGGAGATGGTACTATACAAGTAGCTGAAAGAGAACCTTTACATGGATTTAGAAGATTGACTAGATAATGGCTTTAGATTTAAAGATTAAAACTAACGCACAACAAATATCCAAAAGATACAGCAGATTACAAAGTAAGTTTCCAAGAATAATTGATAAAGGATTATTACAAGCTGGTTTTCATTTGCTTGACATCATAAGAACAAAAACAGCTAAAGGTATTGATTTCAGAAATGTACCATTTGCACAATATTCAGAGTCTTATAGAAAACAATTACAGAGAGAGGGTAAGCCACTTAAAGTTGATTTGTTTTATTCAGGAAGAATGTTAGGTGCTTTAACTCCATCAAGTAGAACTATTAAAAAGACAGGAGTAAATAAAATATCTGTTGGTTTTTCTAATGCACAAATGAGACAAAGAGCATTATTTAATCAAGTATTAAATACACCAAAAAGAGAATTTTTTGGCTTTAATGATAGAACAGAAAAGATTATAAGTAAGCAATTCAACAGATTTATAGAAAAAGAATTACAAAAGTTTAAATTATGAGTGTACGAGAAAATATTGCATCCAATTTACTATCAACTATCTCAGGTATTAGTAGCCCAATAACAATAAAAAAAGCTACTAGACAACCTTTTCAATTAGACGAATTATCAGACAAACAATATCCAGCAGTAATAGTTCAAACATCTGAAGAAACTAGAGAAGATGCTGAGATGGGAAGTGGTGCAAAAACTAGAATAGGAACTATTGATTTTGTAATATTAGGCTTTGTAAAAGGTGCTGAAGCTAATATAGATACTAAAAGAAACGAACTAATCACAGCTATTGAAACAGAGTTAGAATCTGATATTACAAGAAGTGGCAACGCACTTGATACAGAAGTGACAAGTGTAGAAACAGATGAGGGTACATTGTTTCCTATTGGTGGTATTAGAATGGTTGTTAGATGTACTTATGAGTTCCAAGCTGGAACACCATAAACAAGGAGAATAGATGGCAAATAGAGATAAAATTATTGATAAGATAGAAAAGAAAATAGACAGCATTGAAAAATTACATGACAAAGAATCAATGATGTGTGAAGAAGTTAAAGACTTACTTGCTGATTTGAGAGACCAAGAAGAAGATGAGAAATGGGAAGATGACTCAGAAGAAGATTTTGACGAAGATAATGATGATGAAGATATTGACGATGAAGAAGAAAACTAATATAAACAAATTAATTATAGGAGAATAAAATGGCAGTACATCATGGTAAAGAGGGCGAAGTAGTAGTAGGTGGTTCAGCAGTTGGCGAACTTACATCTTTCACTCTTGAAACAACAGGAGATGTTGTTGAATCTACACAAATGTCAGATGGTGCAAAAACTTTTATAGCTGGAAGAACATCTTTTTCAGGAACTTTAGAAATGCACTTTGACGAAGCAGATAGTGTTCAAACTCAATTAACTGCTGGGTCAAGTGTCACTTTTAAATTATTACCTGAGGGTAGTTCAACAGGAGACAGAAAGTTTGAGGGTGCTGGTATCATAACAGGTATGTCAGTATCACAACCACTTGATGGAGTTGTTGCTAGAAATGTGACTTTTCAAGGAACAGGTGCTTTAACAATAGGAACTGAATCATAATAATTTATGTCAGTTATAGATAGAGTTAAATCTCATTTTGAGACTTTACAAACTATTACTATTGAAGTTCCTGAATGGAAAGACGAAGCTGGTAATCCATCAATATTTTATTCTGAGCCTTTAACACTTGAAGAAAAAAACATAATCTTTAAAAAATCAAATAATTTTCAAGATTTAACTGTTCTTGTAGATTTGTTAATTATGAAGCTACAAGTTAAAGATGAAAAAGGTAATCTTAAAAAAGCTTTTAAATTAGAAGATAAATTTGAATTAAGAAGAAATGCTGATTCAAATGTTATTGCAACAATATCTAATAAAATACTTTTAGATACCTCATTTGAGGAAGCCGAAAAAAAGTAAATAGCGACCCTGAGATAAGGTCGCTTTTAGCAGTAGCAGACAGACTTCACATAACAGTACAAGAGGTTTTAGATATGCCTGTAAGCCATTATAATCTTTGGTTAGCTTACTTGAAAAAAGAACAAGATGAGTATAAAACTCAACAAAGGCTATCTAAAATAAGGAACTAAAATAATGGCAAATCAAAGATTACTCATTGACATAATTGCAAATGATAAAACTAAACAAGCCTTAGGTGGTTTGCAAAAAGGTCTTGCTAGAGTAAAACAATCAGTATTTAATTTAAGAAACGCATTTATAGGTCTTGGTGCTGGAGTAGTTATTAAAGGTTTCGTAGATGCTGGAATACAAATAGAAAACCTTGAAGTACAATTAAACGCATTATTTGGCTCTGCTAGAGAGGGAAAAAAAGCATTAAAAGAAGTCACAGACTTTGCATCAGGTACACCATTTGAACTTAAAAATATTCAACAAGGTATTACAGCATTAGCAACTATTAGAAAACAAGCAGAAGCTAATGGTGTTTCATTTGATGAACTTTTAAAAATTACAGGTAATACAGCAACAGTATTAGGTGGAGACTTTGCATTAGCATCTTTACAAATCCAAAGATCATTTAGTGCTGGTATATCTAGTGCTGAACTCTTTAGAGAAAGAGGTGTTAAAGCTATGGCTGGATTCAAAGAGGGAGTTAGCATAAATGCAAATGAATCAATTAAAGGATTAGCAAAAGCATTTGGTACAGGTGGAGAGTTTGGAAATCTAATTGATGATTTAAGTAAAACTTTATTTGGTACAATATCAAACTTAAAAGATGCTTTCTTTATTTTTCAAGTAGAAGTTTCTAAAGGTTTTTTTGAAGCATTAAAAAGTAATTTAGGAGATTTAAAAAAAACAGTAGAAGAAAATAGAAAAGAAATTGCAGAGTTTGGACAGATGATAGGAACAGGTTTAAGTTCAGTAATCAATGCCACAGCAAATACTTTAAAATTTTTTAAAGACAACATAGCAATAATAACAGAAGCATTTAGAATATTTATTGCATTAAAAGTAGTAGCATTTTTTCATAACTTAGCAGTTGCGATTGGAGTCGCAAACGCATCAATGATCGGTTTTAACGCAACAGTTAGAAAAAATTTATTGATTGGTGGTGCTGTAATAGTTTTATCTAATTTAGATAGGATAGTTAGCAAACTGAAAGAAGTTGCAAGAATGATGGGTATTATAGACCCAAAAGCTTTAGAAATACCTGATAGAAATAGAGGTATTATAGAATTTACTGTTAAAGCTGGTAAGATAGAAACTTTATCAGAAGCAATCAAAAGAAATTTCTTTGATGTATTTACATCATTTAGAGATGCAAACAAAACAGCATTAGGAGAAATGCAAGTTAAATTAACATCTATTGGAACAACAATAGGTCAAGGATTAAATAAAGGTATAAAATCTTTTTCAGATGCTTTAGCACAATCTGTCGTTTTAGGAAAAAATTTACAAGAAACATTACAAAATTTAGCACAGACAATTATGGTTAAATTATTATCATTTGCTATTGAATTAATTTTAAGAAAACAAGTTGAGTTATTTATTGAAAAACAAATAACAGCAGAAAAAATAAAACAAGCTACAATAGGAACTGCAAATGCTTTATCAGGATTAGGCTCACTCAAAGGATTCTTTGGTATGGCAAATGGTGGAGCAGTAAGAAAAGGACAGCCTGTTGTTGTTGGAGAAAGAGGTGCTGAAATGTTTGTTCCAAATAGTACAGGTCAAATAACACAATCAGCTAGAGGCACTTCAAGTGGAGCAGTAAATGTAAATTTTACAATCAACACAATAGATTCAAGAGGATTTAGTGATGCTTTACAAGAGAACAGAGGTACTATAACAGGAATAATAAACAATGCTTTAGCAGAAAAAGGAAGAAGTGAGTTAGTATAATGAGTGGTGCATTTCCAATATCAACATCTAAATTTGAAACACTTGGTATCAAGTCAATTCAAAATACACTTATATCAAAATCTATATCAGGTAAAAAACTTGCAAGACAAGTAGATAATCAAAGATTTGGTTTTACAGCTAGAATTATTACAGCAAAAAGGTCAGATGTTTATGGAGAACTTATGGCTTTCATAATGAAACAAAGATCAGGTAAAGAAGATTTTACTATTACACCACCTGAAATAAAAAATGCTAGAGGAGATGCAAGTGGCACTATTTTAGTAAATGGTACACACGCAGTTGGAGATACAACAATAAATGTAGATGCTATGACAGGCACATTTAAAGCTGGAGATTTTATCAGTTTTGCTTCACATACTAAAGTCTATATGGTGGTAGCTGATTCAACAGCAGATGTTTCTAATGAAGCCACACTTACTATTGAGCCACCTCTTATCACAGCTTTAGTAGATGATTCAGTAGTAACTTATGACAATGTTGCATTTAAAGTACATTTGATAAATGACATACAAGAATTTGGTGCTATTGGTGCAGATAAAGATGGTAATATATTGTATCAATTTGAGTTAGATGTTGAAGAAACTCTTTAATGAAAAAATACAAGATCACACATTTAGTGAGTGCAGAATTTCAAGCTACTGCCATTGTCAATGCTGATGAAATAGATGAAAAAACAAACGATCTAAAAGCCTATAAAAAACCTGATAGCAAATTTAATTTTACCATGATAAAAGGTACAGAAGCTATAACTAGAACATATTACGAGGAACATGGCACGAACATTAACGACAGCAGTAAAAAACGAGTTATTAACAGGTCAGATTAGACCGATACACCTTATTGAAATAGGTTTCTCTACACCTGTTTTTCTTACAGATTGTGGATTTGATTTAACTTCATCGGTATCAGGCATAAGCAGAACATACACAGCTTCTCCATTTTTAGTAGGTGGCTCATCATTTGAAGAACAAACAGATATTACAAAGACTACATTAAGTTTATCATTATCAGGTGCAGACCAAACATTTATATCTACTGTATTAAATGAAAATGTTGTTAATGATACTGTTGAAATATATAGAGGTTTGTTAAATTCAAGTAATGCACTTATAGCTGACCCAATATTATTATACTCAGGAAATATAGATACATTTGAAATAGCCGAGACAGCAACTCAATCAAATGTTAAATTAATTATTGTTTCTCATTGGGCAGACTTTGACAAGAAGTCAGGTAGAAAAACAAATAATGCTTCTCAACAAAGATTTTTTAGTAACGATGTTGGTATGGATTTTTCAAGTGAAACTGTATTAGATATTAAGTGGGGTAGAGAATGACAACTTTTGATGAGATTATTAATTTATATTACAACTTTGATAAATATAAAAAAAACACATACCATGAATTATATTATCACATTTTGCCATCAATAAATTCTAATCAGTACAAAACATTTAAAGACGATAAAGGTATTTTTGGTTTTGTTAATTGGGCATATTTAAGTGATGAGATACAAGAAGATTATGTAAGAACTACTAAAATTTATAAGAACGAATGGAAAAGTGGTGTAAATCTTTGGTTATATGATATTGTTATAATCAGAAAGAATAAAGAGGTCATGTCATGGGTTTATAATTATTTTAAAAAATTATTAAAAACAAACGAGTCTATTTCTTGGTTGCGTTTAGATAAAAACGACAAAGTATATAGAGTATCAAAAAAATATAAAAGGGAGTTTCATAAATAAATGGGCGGTTCAGTTAAAAAAATTATTCAACCTGTTGTTTCTGCAATAAACATTTTTAGTGGCGGTTTCAATCCTTTTGTAGCTTTAGGTGTAATTGCTATCGGTTGGTTATTTGCTAGATCAATGAAACCTGATGTACCTGATTTTGGTACAAATGATTTTGAAGAAACTGAGAGAGGTATCTTATTAAATAAACAATCAAATAATGCCTGTGTGCCTGTGGTTTATGGGGAAAGACTGATCGGTGGTACACGAATATTTATAGAAACTTCAGGAACAG